TTAATATAGAAACAGGTGGAACAGTTACAAGTGTAGAATTTAATGAAGAAACATTTGAAGTCACTGTATACACAGCTCCAGGAGCCAGTGTTGAAGAGATAACACAGGTTCAAGAATTAGTTCAAACCATGACTGAAACTAAAACCGTTGAGACATTAAAGAGAGAAGTCATAAAAGAAGTAATCGAAGAAGCTAAAGAAGAACTAACATCTGGACCACAACCCATGTTGCTAGAAGAATCACCCAAGGAAGAAGAATCACGGCCCACGGAACACGGACCAATGAAAATGGCATCAGCTTCAAAAGAAGAACCAAAAGAAGAAGTTGAAGAAGAAGCACCAGCTGTGGTAGAAGAGGCGAATGAAGAAGAAACCAAAGAAGAAGAATCTCCTAGCGAAGCTACTACAACATCCGTTGTTTCAAAACAAAATAATACCAAACAAAAAAAAGTACAATCGAAAAAAACTACTAAGCCTAAGCTAAAACTATTACTGGCAAAAATTGATGCTAAGGTTAAGAATCCTGTCAAAAATTTAGAATTAAAAAATCTTATAAAAATGGAGGCGATGATGGAGGAGCAGATATCATTGGATTCCTATAATGTGGCATTTTATAGACCCAAAGACATATATCTAGAGCAACTAAATATCTTTGATCTACGTGAAATATACGCTAATGTTAGTCTTGCAACGTATGTTGATAGTGATAAGATAGTAATCAAAGCTAGAAAACTTGAAGAATTAAATCTTAAGAAAAGAAGAATTCTAATAGAATTGGAGCAATTAAAAAATGGCTAACAAATTTAATATAAAAGACCAACTCGCTGGAATTGCTGCACTTATAGCAGCCATCGTTGCAATCGGTGGGGGCTTTGTTAAGTATGGGGAAATTACAACTAAACTCGATGCAATAGAAGCAAGAGAACAAGTTGTAGTGGACACTTCAGGAATTGAAAGCAGCATTGCTGTACTTCAAGAAAAAGTTAACGCATTAGAAAGTGTGGATACTTCACACGACCATCCAGTTACTCACAAGCACACTAAATCTTTAGTTAATGCCAAAGAAATAGAATTATTAAAAGTTCAAATAGAAGAAATTAAAGAGGCCACGGCCAACCCCTTAGCAAACTAATATGAAAAAATTATTATTAATATTATCTTTACTTGCATTTACTTCCTGCGTTGCAGTAGGACCTAAATGCACATATACTCAAGAAGGAACTAAAATTGAATCTTGGTTCTGGTTTACAAAAGAAGTACCTGTAGATTTAAGCAAAGATAATTGTAATTAAATATGTACGACAAGATATTTAAAGGACTAGACGTAGCAGCCAATGTGTCAAATGGTGTGTGTAATGTATGTCATCATGAAAGTATGTTTGTTTCCTTAACTCCTGAAATCTATAGATGTGTAACTTGTGGCGCCGACTGTCATCAACACATCAATGGAAAAATTAACTATTTACCTATCAGCAATAGAAAACCCGTAGAAGATGACAAAAGTCCCAAAGTACGGAGTTAATAACTACCACAAACAAACTAAGAAAAAGAGACCGGGCCAGCACAAGAAAAATCGTAATAAAGACGAGAAAAGAATGGGCAGTTATTTAGCCAAAACTGGCACTTGACAAAAGTCCTATATTAACCTATACATACAGTATGAAAGAAGTACATATAAAAGTATCCAACATATCTCCAAAACAATGGGCTAGCTTGCTTTTAGAGCTAAATCTTGTTAAGTCTTCCTGGCGAAGATTTGGTCCTAACATAAGCATTAAGGCCAAAAATTTTGATAGAATTGTTAAATGGGGTACAAAAATACATGGTGAAGACACTCATAATATTGATTTTACTTTTCGACGGAACACTCCTCCAAGAAAACTACATTTTAAGTAGACCTATGGGTGTTCACGAATGTTTCCTATTCGCGGATGATCATCGAGAAGCTATAGCCACCTATACAGAATTTGAAGACCCTATAAAAAATGGATTCTATTTGAATGATGGCAGAGGAACTTGGCAAGGTTTTATTTGTGAATAAACCTATCCCAAAGGGAAAAGGAATAGGTTAATTGTGGTGAGAAGAGGCTACTTACCACATTTCGGCCACATTGTCAAATAAGCTCTTCGGGTTCACATACATAACGTGTAGCAATCTTATAATCATTGATATATTTATACCCCAGCTGAGGCATCAATTTTAAGGACTCTTTATGAGCAGCCATAGAACACTCATACCAACTGTCATAAGGCTGTGGATAAGACAGGGGAGGAAGACACATACTTGGGCTGCTTAAAAAAGAACACACCCATAGTGTTAAAGTAAATTTTATCATTGACAATCTTCTCTAAAAATCCTATATAATAGTTTAAATGAAAGGAACACAACATGACTGATATTACAAAATATCGAAATGTTTCGCTAACGCATGAAACATATAAGACTTTGATTAGTTTGTCGAAGGTATTATTACCGGATGCAAAATTATCAATTAGTAAAACCATTGAAGCGCTAACAAACGAGAAAGCAAAAAAGTTAAATGGCAAGATTAAAAAAATATAGAGTGCACAAAGCAATTTGTGATGTGTGTAATGGCAATGGATATGTTAAGGTTGTCCATGTAGATCAAAAAGACCACATTCACCAATGCTGGGAATGCGACTCGGAAGGAGAATTTTATGTATATGAACCTAAAACAGCTTCAAGTGATGATGCTAATCACGGTAATCGTAATACTTACAAGTTCTTGCACTGAGTTTGCATTGTTAACTTCTGGTGCAGGGATTGCTGTAAGTCAGAGTGCTTATGCTAAAGCTTATAGTGGAGTAGATATGCTAACAATTATTAGAACAGAGAAAGATATTAAAACACACGCGTATGAAAACTTAAAGAAGAAAGAAAATGAACAGTAATTTAAAATTAGATGTATCTTATATAGCCGGACTGTTTGATGCTAAAGGTACTATCAGTAAAAGAAAAAAAGTTTGGAAAATGGAAATGTCTATGACAGATAAAAATGTTATGGAATTAGTTCATGAGACTTTGGGTTTTGGTACATTAAGAGAAAAAAAAGTAGGGGCTAAGAAACAATGGAGTTGGGTTTGTTTAAATAAAGATTGTTTCTTTGTTGCTGAAGTCCTGTGGGCACATACTCTAGTTAAATTACATAAGATAGAACAAATTATAGATCATTACGGTCCTCACATACAAGAACTTGGTGATAATGTAGTGGACTTAGCATTAGAAAGAGAGAATCGAAAATTATGAAAAAATTAACAGTTGGGGACGGATACATATTTCCTGTTGAGGACTTGTCATCCTCTCCACCGCGGGTTATCCTGCTCCCCTTATCTTCAGCCTGCGGTGGGGTTTAATGAATAGAATCTTTATAATTATATTTGGAACGTTGACACTAATTACTTTATTTAGTGTCTACATGCTGGTGGTGGTACTATGAGAAATACATTATTAAAAATTACACAAAAAATAACCACATGGCATGAAGGCCTATTTAAGTTTTTAGTTAAAAAATCTAAAACAAGTATGTGGTTTACATTTTTATTATTATTTATATGTATCTATGAGATTTTTGAACATGTTTTTATACCTGCAGTTCTACTTTGGTGGGGTCTTAGATGAGGAATAAATATTACATTAAGTATTTTTCAAAGTCGGATGGTAAGAAGATTAAAAGACCCTATGATCCGCATGCTGAAAAGCAACATGAATTCATAGCAGGCTCAGGTAATCTTTGTAAAAGATACTGGGACGAGAGTAAGGACGGATTGCGCACGGCCAACGCACCATGGACCATTGAGGTGAGGAAATGACAGTTTTAATTAAATACCCACACCAAACAAAAAAACTAAACGAAGATTTTTTTAAAAGAAAGGATCAAGAACTTACTAATTTAGATTGGGCCAAATGGGCTGGGTGGTTTGATACGGATGGTTGGTTTGCAACTAAAAAGGATGGAAGCAAACGTGCTTCTTTATATTTAAAAGATAGACAACCTGTTGAATTATTTTCAAAAACATTTGAAACTTCTTTAACTTCTCGGAAACATAAAACTATAACACCTGAACCCTATAGATATGAATACACAACCATTGAACATATGGTAAGTTTGGGTGGGGAGAAAACAGTATGGTTTACTAAAAATGTATTTCCCTATTTAATAAAGGAGGAAAAAAAGGACTTTGCAGAAAAACTTTTAGGTTATAGACCTGAAAGTAAAGATTTTACAACCTGGACCAAGAAGGAAGTACTTCATTATTTAGCAACCGCTATAGAGGGGGATGGTGGTTTTAAGGTTAAAGGGAAACAAAACAGCAATATCACAACCGTAATTAACTCCAGTGACAAACAATATCTCACTAATATACAATTGCTCTCTGAAAATAAGTTAGGAATAACAAGTACTCTGTTTGTACGTACAATCTATAAGACACAACAAGGAATAAAAACAAAGTATGGGGTACGTATTAGTGGTTCTCTAAGACATTCAAATAATTTAGATTTCTTTCAAAGTTTAGTGAAAGATAATGTGATGACTTTAGATAGAAAAAAACAGAAAGTTCAACAATTTGTAACCCACGTTTCATAAAAGATGATGAACGATAAAGACATAAAAGAATACCATGATCTAATAGATCAGTTAGAAGCGTATCGGCCTCTGCCTTCAGGGATCACGGTTGCCGACTCAGGGATCGCGGGCCAGGGATTATTTACCACGAGGCGATTGGTTGCTGGAACTGAACTTGGAGCTTCTCATTATAGAATTGATGGAGAGTACATTAGAACTCCTCTAGGGGGCTTTATTAACCACTCTGATGAACCTAATTGTAAGCGTCATCAAATTAGAATTAAACCCGGATATGATAAATGGAATTTAGTGATCATTGAAGACATTGATGAAGGATGTGAGTTAACTTTAAAATATAAATTATATGACCCAGAAAAAGCCTAAGTGGGATGGAAAATCTCGTGTTTCAAATGACACGTATCGTAAACGCTACTCCGAGATTACTTGGAGTAATATAGATGAAATATATAAAGGATTAATGAAGGACAAGGAGAAGAATCTAAAACATGAAAAAATCAAATAAATACAGCTATATAACAGGAAAACAGATTACAGATGCAGGTACGGGAATCCGACATTATGACTTCCAAGGTATGAGATTGCCATCCGTTACAACTATCCTTGCAAAGACAAAGAATCAGAGTTATTTAACGGCCTGGAAAAATAGGGTTGGACATGAAAAAGCAGAAGCTATTAAGAATCTATCATCAAAGCGAGGGACTAGTATGCACAAATTCCTGGAGCATCATATCGCGGGAACTGGCTACGATGATCTTACAGAGATCGGATGCGAGGCGAAGCCCATGGCCCAAAAAGTTATTGAGATGGGTCTTGCACCAGTGTCAGAAATCTATGGTAGTGAGGTTATGTTACATTATCCTGGGCTATACGCTGGGTCTACTGACCTTGTATGTATGCACAATGATATGGAGACTATTGTAGATTTTAAACAGTCTAACAGACCTAAGAAAGAAGAATGGATAGAAGATTATTACATGCAAATTGCAGCCTATGCCATGGCCCACGATGCGTATTACGGGAGTACTATAAGACAAGGTGTCATTATGATCTGTACGCCTGATTTATATTACCAGGAGTTTCGGATCACGGACCAGGGCTTACGGACCTGGAAGCACAAGTTTCTAAAACGATTAGATCATTACAATGAGTTGATCTTTGATGAGAAGGAGCGAGCTAAAGTGGATATGACCGAGCTGTTAAAGGAGTTTGAAGAAGATTGTTCAAAACAAGGCAAATGAGGCATAAATAAGGCACCAATAGTCAAATAGCTGGCAGGAGTGGCAGATTTTTTGAGGCGGCTGGCAGACCTAAAATCAACTAGAAACATTGCTATATATAGCTAATCTATATATTTATATATAAATATGCCATCTGCCATCATTTTTTAGCGGATAATTAAAAAGTAAATAAATATATATATCAACTGTATATGGCAGTAATTAACATGATGACAGAGGATAGCTTTTGGGATAAATTCAGGGAGAATCACAACCTAAAATATTATGCCACGAAAAAAAACAAATCCAGAAGAGTAAATACTTATATCAAACCGAAGACTATAAGGCAGGAAGTTAAGTTTCCTTACTCAAGATATCGAATCGATTGGATTGATATAATAACTGAGGGCGGGTGGGGTACTGAGAAAGAGTTTAAGAATATGAAACTAGCAACACCTGTTAGTGAAGGTTGGTTATTTAGTAAAGATAATGATACAATTAAAATATTTGCTGGTTATGATGTTGAAGCCGATGGCTCTATTCACTTTTCGGAACGGTCTGTTTTTCCTTCTTCTTGTGTGAAGAGGATGACGAAACTTCCGTAATTTCATCTGGTAATGCCTCAACAATCTTCGCATTTAATAATGGCTCGTAGTCGGTTAAAATTTGTTTCATTTTGGCTTCTAGTTGTTCCTCTGTTAGCTCTTCTAGCTTCCCATGTTTTATTATTTTTCTGTCTATATACAGCCCTGCTGCTTTGCCTCGATTGGTTTCGGCGTTTACTGCAGAAGAAAAAGAACCCTTCTTCAACGCTAGATTTTTGATTCTATCTAGTTCTGCAATGTGGGTTTCGTAATTAATCTCAAACTTCTTAAGTCTTTCCTCTTTAAGTTCACCTACAAACTTTGCAACGAGTGGTGACAATCTTGGATTCATAAGCTCCGATCCTTCTTGTCTTGCTCTGTTATGACTGTAGCCAGCTAGCTTTGCCGCTTCCATCTGTGAGACAGGTCCTTCAGGTCCACCGAATACTATAAATTCGGCAAATCTCTTTTGCATTTCTGTCAGTCTTTTATGAACTCCCATGTTGACATTTTAAGGTAACTATCCTATAAAGTCAATATGAAAGATGATCTAGTATTCTC